TTACTAGAAAAATAATCGCCGTCGCTTCCTCCAAAATCAAAAATTAAATAAGTTTTTGCACTAATAGCACTATAATCAGGATTAAAATCAAAATAATTTCCTGATGTTAGATCTAAAGAAACTATGTAATTATCAGTGTCTCCTGGATTTGAGTCAGCTATAATAGTGCCTTTTTTTCCAGATTGATTTCCCTTTGCTTCACCCGTATCTGTTATGACAGTACTCGATCCACCCTGATTTGTGTACAAACTGCTTGCTATTTTGAAAGCCATATTAGAGCCCTCTTTTTAGATCATCAATCTCGTGTTTTAGATCTTTAATAGCTTCTATCAATACACCAATCATCTTACTATAGTCTACTGACTTCATACCACCGTCATCTGTCTTTACAACTTCAGGTAAAACAGTCTCAACTTCCTGAGCGATGACGCCGACTTTACGATCAGTTTCACCGATTTTATTATAATAAACGCCTCTAAGTGTATCTACTATCTCTAGTCCGTCAGTAATTGTTTCAACGTTCTCTTTAACACGCATATCAGATTGTGATGTGATATCACCTACAACAGTCATATCCTCACCACTCCATGTCGTGTTAGTAGTAGATGTTCCAGTTTTTAATATTACAGTATCAGCACCACCAGTTAAATCTATCGTAGCTCTATGACCTGATGCGCCGTTATCCTGTAGAAAAATTTGGCCACCGTCAGCATCTAAGTAAATATCACCACTAACATTAAATCTTAAATCACCAGTTCTAGTTATTGTTTCTGGTGCCGCAGTAAACTGACCACCAATCAGATTAATAGTTCCGTTTGAGTCAATAGTAGGAATCTCAATATTAGCACCCAAGCTTCCGGATACACCATTTACCGAGAATGTTGAGTTTGCTAGTTTAGCATTTGCAATCGAACCCGCTAGTTGATCGTTTGATACACCACCAGTTTTAATGCTTACTGCACCACTAGATGTGCTGAATGATGCACTATTAAATGAAGCAATACCTTTATTAGCAGTTGTTGCATCTTCACCAGCGATTTCACCAGCAGTAATATCAATTCCCTCACCAGCTGTAAAGTGAGCTCTTACATCAGAAGCTGATGGACCTGTATATGTAAACACTCCTGTACCAGAAGCATAGCTTAATGAGCCATCACCACCAGCGTCTGTTACGCTTAAGCCACCTCTAGCTAATGCAATAACCTCAGCTGAATCAACAATGTCAACTGTGATGTTTGCACCTAAATTACCAGATACACCATTTACAGAGAAAGTTGAATTTGTTATACTTGAATTTGGAATTTTATCTAAACTAAATCTTGCTGTAGCAGAGTCATAATGAATACCTGTATCTGAGTCAGCTTTCATTGTTGACTTAATAAGAGCTACTGAAGATCCAGAGTCTGTAATATCAATATTACCAGCTGCGCCAAGTGCAATTGAAATTCCATTTACAGTTATCGTATTATTAGTTAGTTTACTATTTGCAATAGATCTATTAGCTATTGTAGCAATGACATTTGAGTCAGCAAAGTTACTATCAAACATTGCCTGAGCTTCAGCAGAATCTAATTGAGCTGCTATAGAAGCGTTGATAGCAACCAGATTGCTGTCGATCATCGCTTGTGCTTCTGCTGAATCCAGCGCTGCTGCAATTGATGTGTTAATGGCAACTAGATTGCTATCTACAATAGATTGAATATGAGCTGAATCAACAGTTAGAGAACCAGCAGTCAAAGTTCCTGTTACATTTAAACTTGTGATAGTAGAAGAATCTGCTGATAGGTTTTGCGTATATACATGCTTCCATCTTTTATCATCGCTACCTAGTGAATAGGCACTATCAGTATTTGGAATAATATTTGAATTTACATCAGCATTAAACACAACATTATCAGTATTATCATCACCAAGAGCAACTGAGCCCGATGAACCAGCTTTAAAGTTAACTGTACCATCAACTGTTAATGTACCGTCAATTTGTGCATTACCACTAACATATAAAGCTGCGGTATTTAGTTGTGTGTTATTAATGGAGTCTAATCTACTATCTAGTTCTGCAATTGCACCAGATACAGTGCTTGCGGTTGTGCCCATCGCACCTGAAGTAATTGTACCCAATTCAGCATCTAATTCGTTAATAGCTGTAACAACGTTAGCATTTGACGTTGTAAGAGAAGATCTAGTGCCTAAATTGCTATCGATTGAGTTAATAGCTTTTACAACATCACTATCTGTATCAGTCGTAAGAGTAGCAAGATCACCAACAGAATCAACTAGTTTATTAAAACTAGTTCTGAAAGTGTTAAAACTTGAAGATAGATTAATTGGTGGTATCTTAGCCATTTGAATTCTTCTCTAATAATTGATGCAACAAAGACTTTATTTCACCTACATCATTCTTTAGTTTTTCAATTTCTTGTTGTTTCTGATCTTCTATATTTAATCTTTTTCTTTCATTCATAGATTTGGTACTATTTATATGGACAATAGCACCTGTTAAATTGTCCTTGATATAATCAGGTTGATTTTGTACCTTAGAAAATCTATTCATATTAAACTGTCGCTATTGTTCTTAAATTTTGGAATAGTGGTGGTCTTGCCGAGTTCTTACTCTTCATTACGATTTTAATTTGATATACATCAAAATCAGGTATACTAAATTGTGAGAAGCTGTATTCTCTAAACGTTTGGAAATCCTCATCAACTGGCATATCATCGTAATTTGATGTGTTTGGAGGAATAGATGATGTGCTAAACTTATTCCAAGACTTTATACCTAGATAATTAGTCTCATCACCCAATTTAGCAGTTCTATACCATACTTCAAAATCAGAATGAGATGTTCTTTGTGCATCGACAAGTACCTTAATTGAAGATGCGGGTGAAGCCAACAAAACTGGTTTTGCTATAAATTTAGCAGCGTTTGAACCACCAATAAAACTACTTTCAGCGATGTATGGTGTTGTAGTTAAGATATTACGTCCACCTGTACCATCAGAGTCTAGTCCACTGGCTCCAGCAAATACCGCAGCTGAGTCTGCATAGTCAATTACATTATGACCGGTTTCTAATGATGCAGCATTAATATTAATATATGGAGCAACATTTACGTTTTCAGTGTTAAATACAACGCTGAAGACTGATGAAGGCAAACTGCTCAATCTATCACTTTCTTGAATTTCAGATGCTATTAAAAACGGTTTTTCTGGTTCCCACCATGCTTTATTGTTAATATTAAACGTTGTTTGTCTTTCATATGGTGTATTATTACCAGCATATGATTTACCGCGGGTCATATTCGCTTTATAGCTTATAGTTGTAGACTGTGGCACAAAATCAGGTAAGTTTAACTTGAATGTATCAACAATTAATTGTTCATCTGCAATTATGCCTGTTCCGCCACCACGACCCGATGAATCAGCAGCTGAGTCAGCAGCAAATACATACCCATATGGATCTACAGATTTGATTGTTTTTTTGCCCATAATGCTATGTCCAAATATGCCATAATAAGTCGTAGCACTATCTAGACCAGAAATTCTAACGTTATCCCCAATTTGAAACCCACTTTGTGGGTGACTAACCTTGATATCAGAGTCTCCAGAAGTAAATGTTAATGGATTATCATTAGCTGAAATATCAGATAAAAGACGCGGTGGTGGTGTATCGGCATATAAAGTTGCCACTGAGTTTTGATTAATAAACTGAGCGTTATAAACTTTAAATGTAAGATCTCTATTTTGTTCTGGTGTCCAAGTAGTACCATTAGATGACGTGAAGAAGGATCCTACATTGGGCTGATCTACTACCCTTCTGGATGTGCTACCATATTCAAAATCACCTAGCTGAGCTATCCAAATTTTATAAGCGCCAGGAGCTGCATTTGTTGAAACGGTTAGTGCTAGTTGTGTATTTTCTGGCACATGAAAAGGAACTGGAAAATCAAATTTAGTTTCACCTGTAGTTGCATTATAAGTTGTGCTAGCCGTGATATCAGCTTTAGATTTAACTACTTTAGTTCCTGGATAAATTTCTCTAGCACTAGGTCCACCACCCTCAGTAACTGGTCTTAACTCTACCGTAACAGGAAAGTTACCTTCACTAGCACCAGGTTTACTAAAAAAATAAAGACCGACACCTGTTAGCATAACTCCACCGGGCTCAGTAACATTAAATGTCTGAGCTAATGGTGACGATACGTCAGTGAGATTCATATAAGCTGCCATTTCTAATTCCTATTAAATTTTTCCTAGCCTAAGAGCTAGCTTGATTTGTAAAATATGTGTTAATTCCATTTTTACCACCGTTTGTAAACAGACCTTCACCACTAAATTGATCTACCCAACCACCACCTGCGGGATCTAATTTAAATGCTGTATCACCACCAGTCGGAACCACTGCACCCCGACCACCAGAGGCGGATGCCAAAATATTAGTCGTCGACATTCCATCTAGTCCTCCAAAACCAGCATTAACAAGAGCATCACCTACTCCTAAATTTACTCCAGAGGATGTAATCCTGCCTGTACCATATCCAATCTTTTCTTCTCCCAAAATTTCTCCAAGAGTTTCAGATTTATGAACAACAACACTACCTCCAGTCGTTGGATCTGTTTTAAACAGATAACCGATACCGTTAATATTTTGATATCTTTCATCCCCTGTAATTAGATACTTCGGCTCTTTTTTACTTACAACTGGATCTGGATCTGTTGAAGCACCAGCCCCCGCCGGATTTACAACAGGAGTCGAACTACCATTATTACTAGGTGGATCAGGATCTGGTGCTGGATCAGCTACATATCTAGTCCTTGCTTCTTGTGTTGTATAATAAGAAACAGAATAATTTTCAATTCCACCATCAATAGTAAATTGTCCGCTACAATAAGATGTTGCTGCGTCTGGTGCGTACGTACTAATATCTAATACAGATAATATTCTTGTTCCTGTAGGAAAATTAGTTGTGCTATTGCTTTGCAAGTAAAATACACCATCTATTTTACCTTCATCATCAGAAAAAATAGAAGCTGTGGGTCCACCTAAAGCTGTAGGAAATCCTGTTTCATTTATATATTTTTCACCAGGATTTCTCTTAGGGTCGTTTCTAGATAGATTGTTAAAATCATTTATAGTACCAATACTTGTATTAACATAGTTAGTAACATTAACTTTATCAAAAAACACAAAGTGGCGAGCATTTGGTCTGAGACCTGTAGCTTGAAAGTATATAAACTTAGGTCTGGCGATTGTTACATCATTAAAGCCTGTATAATTGCTTCTTGAATTAGTAACACTGACGTAATATGTTTCAGTTCCCATTTTTCTTCCTTATCCGCCATATTCCTGGAATTTATCATAGCTTGATACATCGCCGTTTTTAAATACCACTTTAGTTGTCCCATTGTCTACAGTACGTCTTTCAGTCCAGTAATCATGATCAGGATTTAATGTCATCGATCCTACAAATCTCGGAACAAACAATTGATTTACATCAGTGGATCTTGACGCAACTGTTTGATTAATAAGTACATTTTCTGTAAATTTAGGCAATAAAACATTATTAAATCTTTTAATACCAGTTGAATTATCTGAATCATACCATAATGGAACCATGTTACGGACCTGTTTAGGTCTCATCATTCCTCTTCCCATATCTATACTGGCTCTAAATTCAACATTACCTTTAACTAATGACTGACTGTGATTTAAGAATGGATCAGCTGTAACACCTAGTTTAGTTCTTTCTCTACCCTCAGCATCTGTAACTGAAATATTGATAGCACTAGTTTCTAGCAAGCTAAGAGCTGATAATTCCTCTAAGCTTGAAATTCTAGTGTCTAGACTACTGATATCGTCTTGTCTATAGTGCTTGTGAGAATATTTAATTCTTGTCAGATCTTCATTTGTATAAGTGTAAGGATTTAAAGCAATCTGATGCAAAGGCAAAATGTTTCCCGGCAAATTTTGTGGTTCAGCATATACACCCTCATTTTCACCCTGTAATAATTTAATAGACCTTGAATATGGATCAATGTAAATTGTATCAGTACGTCCTTTATAATATTCAATATAGTCAAAATTAATCACACTATTATTTCTTGGAAGTCTCAATACTTTAGACCCTGACCCGCTAAATCCTGTTCCAGATGTATTTTTAGATGGTCTAAAGTCTAATTGGTTATTAAGTGATACTCCATCACCAGGAACAAATGGAATCTCGCTGTACGTATAAGATGAATAAGAATTCACATTATAATAATCACCGCTACCTTCTGAATGATCATTATATGTTACAGTAATAGTTCCAGCTGGTGCTGAATACTCACCCTTTAATTTTAGAACACTTACATCTTTAAAATCTAATGATGACTTTCTTTCAAATACAAATTTGTATGTTATATCTTGAGAAGTAGTATTATCGACTACACTGATTAATCTTTGTACATTTACACTCGGTATGATATATTGATTATTAGTAAGTGAACCAGTAGACGTTTGGTTATTTTGTATACTTACACTAATTGGATCAGCTGTTATATTGACATAAGCCAATAGTTGAACGTCTTGACTAGCTGTCAATCCACCAATCCTAACTGATGTAGATCCAACACCACCACTTTCTACAGTTAATGATGTTACAACTGCCCCATCGCTATCATATTTAAGAATCCAATCAGCTTGTTGGGCAAAAACTTCATCAACTGCAGATGTATTAAATACACCTTTACCAGCTCCAGTAGTTGTAGTTGAAAAGACTTCAGCAACCTCCATAGTTGCTTGACCAACTTCATAAGGAACAGCATACTGTAAATTAAATAACAGTGCACCATTACCAGGTTCTTGTATCTTTACGTTTTGTTGGTTATCTGTTAATAATAGATTAGCTTTATTAGTAGCACTTAGACCTAAGCTACGAGCTGTAGTAATGTCATAAAAGCTACCACTTCCATTTGAATCTATTGAAACACTATGAACATAAATTCTAAATTTATCTTCTAATTTATCAATATGTCTTACTCTAGCTGTACCTATTTTTGTGTTTGCTAAATCAGCCGAATCATAAATGTTAACGGTTGCATTACTATCAATTAGACCCAACATACCATACATTGAATCTGCTAAGAAGTAGTTACCAAATTTAGTAGCAAGAGTAGGATTAGGTATTCTTAGAATATCAGTAGGATCAGTTCTAGGTTTCTTGACTCTAAATTCCTGGTTCTCTGTAGTACTAATTCTATAACCTTTAACATATGCAGTGCCTGGTCTAATCACATATCTTAGATAATCATTATCACTATCTTGCAATACTTGTAAATTAAAACCTTGTTTTTCTCGAGTTACGAAGTTACCATTAATTTCTGAAGTTCTAGTGGCTAATGTATCACCCAATCTATTCAAAATATTATCGGTGTTTTGTAATATTTCTAGATTGCCATTTCTCATTTTGATGAGAGGTATAAACGTTTCACCTGCAGCAACATCAGATTCATCTATTAATGTCAAAACTATTCTGTAACGGTCAGCTCCGGGAGATGTTAAATTTGGAGTAGATCCTGCGTTATCATATAATGCCAAATCATCTGAAACTGTTACAACACTTTCAATTACCTTATAACCAATTACACCATTAAACTCATCGCTATACTTGCTTAAAACTAAAGTTTGTTTAGGCGTATAGACAAAATGACCTAAAGAAAAAACTTCATTTTCAGGTATTGTTATAAGCGATGTTCTACCAACAGCTGGATTTGCAACTGTATCGATTGTTTGAATAGTAAGAGTGCCACTATCAGTTGTTAAATTTTGACCAGCTAAAAATGTAAGTGGAGTTGTAGTATCTAAAGAGCTATTATCACCACCATCAGTATAAGTTAAAACAAGAGTTGCAGGATCAGCACCAGTAGCTGGAATTACTTTAATAATATTAGCAGTAACTGGACTTGCTAAATCATTGGTTACAAATGTATTTTCTAGACTTGCGTAATCTGTTGGTAATGGATTTGTTGAAGTATCAAGCTTTACGTAATGTGCAGCAAATGAACGTGTTGCAGATGTACCCAAATTTGATGAAATAACTGAGCCTTCGTTAAATATATATCTACCAAACCGTTCAATTTCTTTTTGAATAATAGTTTGTAGTTGTGTAAGCTCACGTGCTTGTAACGCACGACCTGTATTAAACAAGATGCGATGGTAATTGTCACTATCCCTAAAGTCGTCTTTATAGGTCGATACAAATGTGTTTTGAACTACTTGAGATACCATAGTATATCCTTAAAGTTGAATAATAATTTTAACATCTTCTGTTTGGTCAGCAGATCTTGTAACAGAAAGGTTTCTATTATCTATATAGTGCATTTCACCTGAATAAGTATCAAATCCTGGAACAATTGCAGCAGAGTCAGCTGTTCTATTTGCAGTAGCTGTCGTTGTAGTCACAATTTCACCATCAGTAAATGGTGTAAACCCAGTTTCTTCAGTTTGGTGATACCAAATTGTATTTGAGTCATCATAATAATCGATGTATGCTTGAGCAGAAGATGTACCGCCAGTAATAACTTGGTCAGCTTGAAAATCGTCTGATGCAGACAATCTCATCTGTCTTAGTGCTAATGCTGTATTACCGGTAAATGCAGCTGTTGAATCATACTGTAATGGGTTTTTCAACAATGCTAATTGTCTAAAGTCATTACCAGTAACGAATACCCCTTCTTCAGTACCGTCAGCCAAAACATTAAAGTTAACAGCTCTTGCTCTCAGATCTCTTGTTGGATCTGCACCGATACCATTAGGCGGAGCGAAGATAGGTACTACAGTCGCGCCCGTGCCGGCACCGCCACTCACTGTTACGTTAGCATAATCATAGCCAGAACCAAATGGAAAACCTCCAGCTGACTCATCAACTTCAACAGCGCCAATAGTATTTGAAGATGTAATAACAGCACGAGCATGAGCACCCTTACCATTACCAACAACAGAAATAGTAGGAGTTCCTGTGAAACCACTACCACCTGCTGTTACTCTGTAACCAATGATTTGACCAGCGGTCGCAGCTTGTTGAACTAAATACTGGTTATAGTACGCATCTCCAGGAGCTGCTGAGTCGATTATTTGAACTGGCATAAAGTTGGCTGTCAAGAATCTTGTAGCGTCAGCTGCTGAAATTGTGTACAGATACTTCCAAATATAACCATCAGCTAATTCTGTCAAAGTTGTAGCTGATGTGCTAGTTGGTTGTACAGTCGATGTAACAGCATTACCATTCGAGTCTTTACCTTGACGAATACAAACATAAACGTTGTTCTCATCTGTGATAACATAGTAGCGTGAGGATTGCGCAACTGAGTTATCATTATAAGCCGGATAAAGAGTACCTGATGACCAGTTATAACGTACTACTACAAGAGATGTGTCTAGTACAGCTTTGATTGACTGCATTTTGTATCTAAACTGACGAATCTCACGTTCTGTATTTGTGGGAGTAGGTGGAGTATCAGTACTGTCCCAAGCCTCAGATGCACCAAGTGCAATGTAGTATCGATTAGAAGAATCCTCAAACTCTGTAAGAAGAGAATTTACTAATTGATTTTTAACTCTATCTGTAATTATTGCTACCATGTTCTTATCTCATTAAACTATTGCTATGCCGTTGCCGGCTGAGTCTGTACCGATCATATGCCATTTATTCTCAACACTTTCATAAATAAATTGAGACATAGCATTTGGAGCTAATCTGACATTACCAGCTGCCATTGTAGCCCCAGCGCCCGAATCTGCTTCAAGAGTTGCTGTTGCTGTGCCTCTATTTAGAATAATCTTTAATTCACCACTAACACTACCATCTCTTATAATAAAGTTTTGTGCTGATGTTGGATTCAATACAATAAACGTATTTTTTTCCATATCTCTATCGCCAGAGGAGTCCATCTGCGCACTGGAATAGGCTATCTTACCAAGTCTAGTTACACCTGTACCTTTATTCTCTATATTAATACCTACATTTGTATCAGTACCAGTTGCTGAAATAGTCGGTCTATTACCAGCTGCAGCATTAGCTAATGTTAGTTCATTTGCTGCAGAAGCTGTAGCTGTAACCTTTAATAGTTCAGCACCATTCACATCTTGAATAGCTGTACCAATTTTCGGTGAGGTCAGTGTTTTATTTGTTAATGTCTGTGTCTGAGCATTAAATGTTAATGTATCACTATCAGCAAGTACCGGTAAGTTAATATTAATATTTTTTGATGTTAAATTTCCTGGTTTTATGTTATAAGTGTGACTAGCATTTGTATCATTAATTGATATGCCATCTAATATAGGATTATTTAATGTAGCACTATCAATTGTTTTATTTGTCAATGTTTGAGTTGCACTACTTATTACAACCGCTCCCTCTGAATCAGGTAAAGTAAATACTAGTTTTGAAGCACCCTCTGTATGAGTAAGTACAGAATTATTTGTAACACCTACATACTCTAGACCGCTGTCCACTAATCTAACAGCAGTTGTAAGTGATGTACCAGAGTCACCTCCACCTAATTGTGAATACAATTCAATAAAGTTTTCATTAATTTTAGTACCAGCCGTACGAAGTGTATCACCTGTTCCGTCATTGGCAGTTGAGCCGGTATTAACATTTTGCCTTGCCATAGGGTTTCCTCAATTTACTTAAGAGTATTTATAATAGTTTTAGTAAGTTCCAATTGAATCATACCAATCCTGATCCAAAGTTTGTTGTCTTCTTGTTGTATCCATTGTTACTGCTGTGCCATCAGAATCATTATCATCGAATGTCGGTAGTGACGGTGATAGAGCAGTAAGAATATTTGGATAGCTACTATCAAGTTCAGATAGAGTCTGATCAGAATCAAGTGGTAGTAGATCGATACGGTAAGTTGTGCTAGCACTATCAATAAGGCCGGTAAGATCTGCAGAAGGCTGGCTGGTAAGATCGAACAGAGCTTCACCAGTTGTAACAACGTCAGTAGAAACAACCTTAGCAATTTCAGGCATGAGTGTGTCGACACCCGTTGCGTTTACAGATGCTATTTGAACCTGACCGCCAAGATACATTCCAGCTGGATGTGCAAATAATTTATAGACTTCTCTCCAAGTATCAATAGGAATATCAGACTTAATTAGAATTGCTAATACTTGATATAGTTTATCGTCAGTCAAAAATCTCTGTGACTCAGCACCTATCTTAGATGCATTCGATAAGATTTGTTCACCTGCAGCATTACTACTATCTAAAGAATAATCTACAAGAGGGCCAACTTTAAAAACCTGTTCCTTAGGATATATGACTTCAGGGTCTGTGCCAAAGAAAGCTCTGAAGAACTGTTGGATACTATAACGAGTGCCCTTAGATCTATAAAGAATATTAGAAAACTTCGAAGCTTCACGTTTATTGATAAATCCACCAAAGTAAGCTTGACCTAGTAGAATCTCATCTTCAATGTATTGCAAAAGATCAGTATCAACTTGTGTTAGATCCCTTGAACGATATAGATCTCTTACTTTTTGATCTGGATTACCTGTTTCTTCCATCCACTCATAATAAGCTTCTAGGAGTGTAATGATGTTCGGATATTCATCGATAAAATGTTCAGGTAATACGTTTTTAACCTCAGATCTCTGAAGGTTTAAATCCCGTCTATTATTATCTCTGAGTGTTTTATCTAGTTGTGTCATTAAACATTCGCGGTGGTTGTGATTGCAGTAGCGCCAGAAGCATCGGCATCATAAACAAGCAGATTATTTCTTGTTGGTGCAATAGAACTCTGATTAGCTGGTACAACAGATAGTTTGATATAGTTAACCGAACCAACAATAGATGAAGGTGTAAAGTATGTCAGTGTTACTACACCTGTCGTTGCAGCATATGAACCCAAATTATCGACAATTACGTCATTTGTTCCATTTGCAATAATCTGTAGTGTGTTACTGCTCAAAGCATTTTGAATCCTACATGAAACGCCCTCATAAACAAATGATGAGCTGGTAATTCTTAAGTTTACATCATCTGGTGCAGCAATGGCTGTTGGGAATCTTAATGTAAATGTACTACCATTAGCAATAGCTGTAATAGAAGTTCTGATTGAAGCGTAAGAACTAGTTGAATATTGAGAAATTAAGGAGGCTGCAGCATTATAACTGTTTTGTGAAATTAATCTGATTGCGTTATTAAGTTCATCATTAGGGATAGTAAAGTTAGTCAATGTCTGAATTGTACTGGAAATTGAAGGGGCTGTAGGCACAAATCGTTGTTGCATCTTTACTTCAGCTCTAGATGATAAGATAGCAGGGTTAGATTCATCGATGAGTGTAAGCAAATTAGAACGTCTAAATGACTGGTCAAAACCACCCGTATTATCTGTAAAGTATTGAGATATAATGTCTAGTACATTAGATTGTACAGAATTTACTGTCAATGATGTTAGTTTAGGATTAAAGTCAAAGAAGTTTTGAACCTCAATATATGTAGTTACCGGGTCTGCAAATCTAAGGCTAAATGATATAATAGCTAGGTCATCTGACAATTGCCTAATACCTAACTTAGTGTTTGCTTGAGTTAAGGCTGTCACATCATCTTCAAATAATATAGAGACATAGACTGCACCAAATTCAGGATTCGTATTATCCTCACCACCCCAGGCTTTGATATCTTTAATCAATGTAGAATAGTTACGAAGAATAAGAGATGAATAGTCAGCAGCTGTCACCATTCTATTCTGAGTTGCATACTGAAATGGCGCATTCTTACGAATAGACTCGATAGATTCTTTTACCTCACCGCCAACACTGTTTGTAACAGTCGTAACTGTAACAGCTGCATCAGTAATACCACCACCTGTAAAATTATTTGCAGCGGTGAATAATGTAGCACCATTAGCTGGTTCACCCTTTGTAGAAAGATATAAGACCTCGATCTTCGAACCTGCTTGAGGGGCAACACCAAATGTTTCACCGTCACCAAATGAAAGTTCAAAGTAACCGTTTGGTGCTTCTTTTAGAATGTAAATAGTTGACTGAGCATTAATAGTTGTAGCATTAATAATGTTAGTGTAAACAGAAAATGTTGAACTTGTTGTACTTTCGTAGACACGTACAGTCACAGTATCAGCATCAATGTTAGCATCAGGAATTACATATGTAGGATTATCCTCATACTCCCCAACTAGGAATGTCTTTGTCTTTTGAGTGCCCTCATAGATAGGTAACTCATTTGAACCATTAGCATTTACAAATTCATAGAATCCAGTACCATCATCAGTAGCATAATATGTTTCAATTGTCTGGAACGTATAGTTTACATCATCAACTGAAGTTGTAAATGTTGTTCTAGCAGGCAATGAGATAACAGCATCACGACCAGCATCAGATGATGACAGACTAATATTAACTGTAGCCTGTGCTGCCGTGTCAGTATCAGGAATATAACCAATGCCCTCAGCCAAAGATACAACCGAACTTCTCAATTGTGCAGTACTTAGATAAGATTCGTTAAGTGCAAAGTTAGCAATCAGAGAGTTGAAGTGTGTGTTATAAGCTAACACATCAAGGATGTTAGAAAGACCAGAGGCTTCAAAGTTGTAGTCTCTGAACTCTTCTCTAGCAGCTAGGTAGGTCTTTAGATTATTTTTGATATTTGTAAAATCTAAAGCGGTTGAAGCTATTGTTGTTGCCATGTTATCTTAACCTTGATATAACTGTTGTAAACACTACAATCTCTTTAGTGTTGATTACTTGAAATTCTAACGTGACGTCTAGACTATTTTCATCAGGCCTAGTGTTGACGTCAATCTTTAATATTTTTGCTCTAGGCTCATATGTTTGTATAGATCTAATAATATTGCTTTTAATATCAGTTTTAATATCGTTATAAGCTAGTTCAAAAAGAAACTCTCTAATGTTAGCACCAAATCTTGGCTGAAATGGTTTCTCAAAATGATTTGTTTGTATAAGATTTTTTACAGCCTGTTTTACAGCTGCTGCATCTCTCTTCTTATAGATCTCGCCATTTGGTTTGGCTGTAAATGTTAGATCGATATCAGAATAAAGACGACTTCTACTAGTAATGAGGGTACTAGTATTTAAATTGCCGTCTTCTTTTGATAGAACTCTTGTTGTAGCCATTACTCAAATCTTTTTCTTTTATTTATATCAACGGTTTTCAATATAACCATTCCAGTAATTATTAAATGATTTACCGGCCCAACGCGAATCACCAACTTTAGTGTAATCCCAGGCATTATATCCACCTGGAACACCAGCAAGACTTGTAGGACGTGTATCAACATGTAAAATATTTTCACCAAAACCAAAGCCTTTAAATCCAGCTTTTAAGGCTGCATCAACTAATTTGATTCTTTGTCCGTTACTCAGCCCTACAATATTAATATCTAATGCTCTGCCAAAATAATGTTGTGAAGTACCGTTTTTATCACGACTAGACCCTTCTTTAACAAGAGCATCATTAATAGTAAGTGGTCCTTCGTAGAAGTCCTGCATTCTAGCATATTCATTGTTGAGTAGATTCTTCATTGTTTCTAAAGCACCAGGTCTCATCTTTGGACTTGTTCCAGCTAATGTATCGACAATTGGTACTACAATAGGAGGACCTCCACTAGGGTTTTTTATTGTAAGTAGATTTAGGCCGTATCTACCACCTACTCCAGTAGGTAATTCTACCTTTGAAGTAGCTGATTGTGTAGTAACAGGTGTGGTTGTACATTCTACTAATTCACCTTGAGACAGCTTATTACCATTAAACTGGGTCTCTACAGTTCTATTAAAACTGCCAACCCAACTATCACTAATCTCTGGCATAATAATAATGAGCTGTGCGTCTAATTCTTTGTCTGCATCATAAGTGTCATATGATAGAATCATCTTATCGAATAGTAGTGTGTCTTTCCAGTATTCAGCTAAGTCAAATATGACAGCTGGATCTGATCTACCGTCTAAATCAACGAGGTCATAAACTACGGCCTGACCTTTAAGTTTTAATAGATTTAATCCACTCGCAGTTTCTGCAGGACCAGGTCTATAAACACCCTCTTGTACGATCAGTCTATAATCAGAAAACGCAGCTTTGTTCGTTGCAATAGAACGCATCACCTCAGCTTGTAGATATAATTGACGAGCTAACTGGCGCAATTGTTGTTCATCTTTAATGAAACCTAAGTTAGTAGGGTGTCCGGTCGATCCTAAGAACTTGGCGATAGAAACACCTGGTGCTAATTTAGTATTAGAATTGATAGACACCGCAAAGTCTGGATTGTAGACAGGATCTGGTAAGATACTAGATACTAGGTTTGTTGGTAAGAATGGATCTGAATTTGAAGTAATCTTAACGTTACCAAATCTAATTTGACCAAACTTAGGAGTACTATTTGCACTGACAACCCTACCAATACCAGGAGGTGCAACATTTGTATAGTTACCAGATAGAACACCTTCAGCTACAGCTTGTGTGGTGAAGTCCTCTACAGCTAAGTTATTAGGATCTCTCAATCTGGATCTTACAAGACCTGTAGTTAGATTAAGATCTGATAGACCACCGTATACATCAGTTTTGTTTACATTTTTCTTGATAAAGTCTCCATCATCTATAGAAACAGTTTTGACACCATTTTGAGATTTTGTTAGATAAGTTTCAAGTAATTGAGCTGATGGCATAGCTGTCACTTTAGCATCAATTGCTGCTGGATCTGCAGCCGTGTTTGTAATAGATCCAGCAGAACCTACACCACCCCCACCTACAGGGTCAGCATATGCTTGTGATTGTGCAACAGTAGCAGTTACTGCAACTCCGTTTAGGTCTCCATGGAAAGTATCAGCATACATGGCTGTAGCTGTCACATTTTCCTCTGCCCACAATGATGTAGTTTCTAATGTAAGAGTTCTAATATTCTTTTGAGTGTACATATTGTAGTTGTACATAATAACATTTTCACCGCCTATTGTACCCTCATCACCAAATACAGAAAGATTGGTAGCTGCAGCATTTAGGTCAGGTGTTGAAATATTAATCTGAGATTCTGATGTTAGTGTCGTCAAACCACTTGACACATAATTAGCATCACCATCTACGTTGTTACTAAATGTACCTTTAACGTTATTTGATAGACCAGCCAACGATGTATGTACAACCTGACCTGCAGATGTTCTCGATGTGCCTTGTCCGACAGTCTCACCAAGTGATGCACCCACCTTAGTTCTATGAGAACCATTTACATCCATATTGTAGTTACCATTAGACTTTACATTAAAGTTAGCGCACTCAATATTAAAATCACCGGTAACCTTTAAATTTAAGTTACCTTTATAAACAAGATTACCCTCACCCTCAACAACAACGGTATGATCGTCTGCAGTCAGTTCAACTTTGTTTTTAGTTGATGTGACTAGAACTGTACCATCACTTCTTAGTTCTACACCTGATCCAGTTCTATGCTTGATTAGAACTCTTTCATTGCCTGGTGTATCATCAACTTCGATGATGTGGCCTGATACTGATTCAGAGACTTGATTATGTGGATATTGCGATGGTGCCTGTGGAGCTAGACCTAATGAAAGACCTAGGTCACCGCCTCCAGTGTACAACTCATTGCGTGCTGCACCTGTTGCAGCAAAGTTCAAATTAGAACTAAAGAAGTATTCAGACTTCGGATACTGAGCTGTAGGTTCTTCGCTGTTGTCCGGACTAACACCTTGAGACTGTGTAGTTCCCTCAGATGTAGATAGACTTGTATCTAAATTTTGATTTGTAGTTGTCATATCAAACCTTCACTTTAATGAGTTCTGCTCTTGTATATGGTGGTTGTTCTGATGGATTATCATAAACATTTTTCTTGCCAAATAGATTTTCCATTTCAATTATTACATCAAATCCTGGATCTCTTTGAGTTCTATCAATATCATTATGTCCCATAATTTGTATTCCTGGTCTTGCTGCATATGATGCTATACAAAACTGCTGGAATGTTTGTATTTGTTTGCTTGTCAATGAATCGGCTGACAAGAATCTTTTCGGATTAGTCGTACCAGTAGGAGCATTGATACCGCCGACAAATGCAATTTGAATTGAATAGTCCTCATGATTATTATTCAAAGATCCACCTTCATAAACTGTAGGACGTCCTCTCTGCAATGAACCGTCTTTTCTTATAATATAATGATAGGGTATAGAATCACCATTTCTACTCATAATATCTTGAATATCACTAGCATCAATATCTTGGTTATTGAAATGCTCTGTCCAGTGAACAATGACCTCTGTTATTTCTCTGGTGATACTCTTTAAATCTACCTCTAATTCTTCCATCGATGAGACATAAGAGAAGTTATGACTTTTTGGTGTATTCGCAAAGTCCCAGGTCTTGGCACCAGTATCAATGTTATTAGTGATTGTAGGTATGTTACCAGTAGGTGTAACAATATTACTACTTGCTCTGTTATCTATACCGCGTAAAGCATCTCTTAATTGTCCTGGCGGTAGATCAGAATACTTAGTCAAAAAATCTACAGCTTGGTTTATCTTTGTCTCTGTACCCTCACTTACTAGGCTTAAAACAAAACTCATATCAGATTCAGGCAAGGTAATCCGAACACCACCTAAAGCTGTTAATGATCCTACAATACTTCTACCATTACCTGTAAGAGTTTCAGAAACATTTTCTATAATAGATCCAAAACCTTTATTTAATTCATTATTAATTCCAATAACAACCTTTGAAAACTCGCCAAGTAAACCAGCTCTAAACTTATTAAAGCTAGCAAATACACCACTTACTGCACCAATAATTGGAGTTATAAGATCATTTATACTTGTTTCAAATAATTCAAACTGTTTCGCCTGTAGATTTTGTGCTTGACCTAATACTGTACGTAGTTGTGCATCTGTAGCATTTGTTGTCTTCTTAGTATGATATAGTATTGCTTCCGGATCAGATGATGTAATTTGCACTTGATTAAAACCATCTTGAACAGTTTTACCAGTCAGTGCATTTAAATCAGTACGGTCATCCCCAACTTCTAACACTAATTTGCCTTTGAGTCCAGGCACATTTTTAGTAAGTTGTGTAACTGCAAAAGCACCGATTAACTGTTCAGGTCTTGAATTAGTGATACTCTCTACAACATCGTCAGCACTCTGAGCTAAGGCCTGAAAACCAGCCACCGTTTCAAGTGCTCTACCTAACTTACTAGTTGTAGATACAATATTCTGTTGAATAGCCGTATTAGCTTTACTGAGAGCGCCTTCTAATCCAGCATTCTGTTGTATTCTTTGTAATTTTCTTTCAATATCAATAGGCTGAAATGACATTATCCTGCCCCCGCACTTGTAATATAATTATCTGTAAACTGATCATAAGCTGTTTTGGCAAATGCTTCTCTTTCTGTTATAACTGTAGGAGTTATACGTGGATTCTCGTAATATCTTAAGAATATCCATGTTGCATTTTTATTATCTTTACCACCAGTAAATTTAGTAGCCTTTTTCAACAATGAATTTTGGAAGTATGCATAATTCTCTAACTCATATTTCACAAACTGTAATTGCACACTAAATTTACGCCAATCGCTGTTTAATCTATTAGCGGCGAAATCTTTTAATTCTTGTAATCTTCCTACATCGGGATTCCATTGTGCAATACCTTGTGATGTTTCACCTTCAACACTAGACACCACGACTGTACTAAAATTAGATTCTGCTTCTAAATTACCTACTATACCTGCAGCCTGAGCTGGTGTATAACCATTATCAGTAAAGAATATCATGGCACCTAATCTACGTTGCGCTATTGTATAAGAGGTGTTATCATCTAAATCCAGATTCTTTACATCATTACGAACTGTTGTACCATCTACACCACCGTTAGCACCTAATGAAGGATTAGGTGCATTTTGATTTAATGCAGCCCGTCTTCTTTGCTGTAATGTAGGACTCTCCTCTTGGTTTAAATGACCAAGAACTAATGGAAGCTGAGATGTTTTTCCATCCAAGAATATACCAAAGACTAATGCACCCGGCAATAACTTTGGTATCTTACCAATTCCAGATGTTCCGCCCTCTGTCGTAGGTAGAACTGTAGATGCCCAAGGTAAAGATGATTGGGGGATCTCTTGTTGGTCAGTAGAGTGAATACCACGTATCTGTACCTGAACACGGCCTAGTTTATCAGGATCCATGTTATCTACAACTCGCGCGATAAACCACCTAAAATTATCACCATAAAAGTTTGTATCTAATCCTTTCATTATGTAATCCTTCTATTAGCAATTCTTGCACAAGAGATTTGAACTGTATGGCTTACATCTACAATATTAAACACATGCCTTTTTGATAACATTATGTAATTACCAGATCTTTTTGTGTCAATAGGATTCGTAGTTTCATCGACTATTTCATTTTTATAGATTGCTATAGCGACCTGATTGCCGACAGATGTGGTGATATCCTTGGTCATAAACTTAAGACCTGGAACAATAATACTTAAATTATTTTTATTCAATAGTTGTTCAATTGCATACTTAAACATTTTTAGTTTATAGGCTGTTGGATCTGTTTCATATGTCCAGTTAGATATATCTTGTTGATACGGAAATGTTTTGCCGCCACCAATCTGTGAAAACTTACGTGAATTGAATTGACTTAGTTTGCGCGTATCTGTACCTGATGGATCTGCAACAAATAAGTTATCTAATAATATATTATCTTGGTCTGCAGGCAGTACACCTGAATTTAACAGCTGTTTATAGACTTTATTTACATCATGTTCATATTTTATGTCTTTACCATCTGTCATATTTGTTGTAGTAAAGTCAGAACCAAGTGCGCCTAACTCCGATAGTAACAATGTGTCCTCTTGATTAGGTGCCTCTAGTTTGTATATAGACCTAGCTTGTAGTAAAACTGAGTTAGCTTTGTCATTTGCAACTGATTGGTCATACTGAAATGGTTCGTTATAGTTAAAGGATTGTCTACCTATAATTGTATCTAAGTCAGCTAAAACCAAATCATCGGTATAAAGAGACGAGTATAAAAAGTATGGACTACCATTCTCTGTAGTCATTTTATCTAAAGCCATCTTTGTAGCTTGAAATGGATTAAGGTATGGTACAATAAGTCTAAATTTTGATTGATAAGATGTTTTGTAAGTGTTAAGACGTTTATAAAGAGATCTACCAAATTTATCATTTAATATTTTAGCGATAATCTCTTCACCACGACCATCATATGACTTACTAAAATTCTGTACGCTATTATAGAATCCAATGTCCTCAATAAGATTAAACAATAACATTGATGTCTTGTCATTAGATTTGTGCACCTTTTCAATTCTATTCATAATAAAAGTTTTGCTGATAGTTGGTGCACCATCAACAGGCATTGATAGCTCTACATTTAATCTTTCTGTACCTTGGAAGTCAATAGCATTAAAGATATTATTATCATCGAGAATAAGAACAGAGCCCGTTAAATACGGCATATTAATATTTTCAAATATGTTTAGCTCTACTGCGACATTCTTTATATCAATAAACTGTTTGATTCTTTCAGATGTGATATAAATCCTATCTACAGAAAAGTCTTCTGCCGATTGTACTTCTTTAGCCATTCTGTTCTCTTAATAACTTCTGGAATTCATTAAATATTTGTACAGCAACTCCTGGCTTTAAAACTCTTATTTGTTTTAGATTATCGTTTTGTCTTACAAGTCTATCATAATAACTAATAGCAGTTAAGTTTCCTGTTGATAGATTAAATGGATCCACATCAGCCCACTCACCATCAGAATTCTCATAATGATGAACAGCATCATATTGATTCGCTACACCATCAACTGTAATTGTTTTAATATCGCTTGGATCAAAGTTACGCCAGTTAGTCACATTTGGAACTGAACTTATCTGTACTGTAGAGAAAGTAGAACTAGATAGTACAGCTGTCGCTGACGCTGTAGTTCCTGTATTTCCAAAAGGAACCCAGTCAGGATAAGTTAGATAGTCTTCTAAGATGTTTTGTCTTAACGCTGTTCTGATTCTTGCTCTTGTATCAACATCTACACTATTCGGATTATTATTAAAGTCACGAATCAATGCGGCATCGGCGATAGTGAGTGATCCGTTTCTATTTACATCACCTCTTTTATAACCGTTAAATGTTTCATTTAAAAAGTCGTAATAAACTCCTGATGTCAATGAGCCATCGATAACAGCTTCAAGCTTTACAGCAACCTCTTCATAATCTACAATAGTTGGTTCAGATATTGTTACTGTAGGTGCTTCTTCAAAACCAGAACCACCACTAATTATACTAATAGCACTAACTGCACCCGACGCAATTTGTGCAGATGCTGTAGCAGTTGTATCACCGTTAGTAATTGTAACAGATGGAATTTGTGTATAACCAGCCCCACCATTAGTAACAGTAATAGATCTAACTTCAATAATTGGTTTAACAACTAGTTGACCCAGATCAAGATTTCTTTCTAAAACTGTACCTATTGCTGATGGATTTGATAAAGAACCCTGAATGACAGTGTCGCCAACATACATTCTGTCATGTATAGCATCTGAAGTAGTAATCACCTTGTTTGGATAGTATTCTTTCGACCTTGTTTGTAGCTCTTGGAACGTTAGCGGCCAACCCTGTCTTCTTATATTTTCATTTAAAAGGTAGAACATCCAGTAATAGTCGACAGTATCATACAGTCTAAATGATAATGCGTCTGGTCTCTCACCATCTCTAATCTCATAGTATTCATAAAAACTAGCGTCATCTGCAATCTGATCTATAAGGTCAATATAAGCAGTAATGTTTTGGAATTGAGTAGGATCTATCTCATTACCAAAATAGTATGGAACAATTGGAAAGTTTCTAAAATAAGCCATTAGTAACCCTTTACAATATCTTGTCTTCTCAATGCTCTTTCTTCAATGAAAGTAAGCGTGATATCGATTTCCGGAAATTCACCATCCTTATGGAACGACATACTATTTGGGTTGTAGTTTGTATCGAATCCCTGCAAAAAGCATGGTAGAATCTTTGATGCTACAGAATTACCATCATATTCCATTTCAATCTTAAATTTATTTGGATATCTGTAACCTATTGAGACATTAGTGTTGTTTTCTATAATATCGTCTGGGTACATATTTTTTCTGAAAAACTCAATAATCTTTTTAATCTCAGCTGCTTCTTGAGCATTATTAGGAATCAATTTAAATGTAAAACCAAATGTTCTGATTCCAACGCCACGTAATAGTGATCGTCTATTAGGATTCAATGTAACACCTGAAGTAACCTCTATAGCTCCACTAACAGGCTCGCTAAACTTGCCAAGTGTCTTTTGAGTATATATTGATGCAGCTTCTGATGTAATGCCACTTTTAAATGCATCAATAACACCAGTGATATTATCAAAAAATCTTTCCGCCCCTGCAGCTGCAGCTTTAGCTAATGACCCAGGATTTTCCTGTAAAGCTCTTTCAGCAGCACTACCAGTAGTTCCAAACGCTACGTTTTGATAATCTATATTATCTCTAAATGACAGCTGAGTTGGCATATGCATAGTCACGCTACCTTTGGGGCTGTGTTGAACACCATTATATTCTAATGATTGATACGTACCACCAAGAAGTGCCTCTAAGTCATTAAAGAAATCTAAGAACTCCTCGATCTCTTGAATTAGATCGTTCAAAGCATTCGTAGCACCAGTAGCATTTGATGTACCAAGAAGTTTTGAACCCAATGTTTGGTAATCAGCCTTGAGTGCTGTAAACTTGATTGTACCTTTGTACTCATCCTGATAACTCAGAGGATATCTAAATCTAGGATTAGTTGCACCCTCCAGTTCATCAAGAAAGGTAGAGGTTGTATCTATTATATCCATTTGTTGTCCTAATAAATATAGAAAAATCTTAAGATTATTTATAAGGTATTTATGGCATATTCTGGCAAATACAAAGTCAAACATCGTAGTAAGTATAAAGGTGATGTAGACAATGTAGTGTATCGATCAATGTGGGAACGAAACGCGTTTAAATGGTGCGACAACAACCCTAACATTAAGCATTGGTCATCCGAAGAAGTCGTCATACCATATTTATGGGAGATAGATAAAAGGTACCATAGATATTTTATGGATCTTAAGATTACATACAAGGATGGTAGAACAGTTCTTGTAGAGATAAAGCCTGACAAAGAGACTAAACCTCCAAAGAAACCTGATAAGTCTAAGCGTTATATCAGCGAGGCTATGACTTATGTGAAGAATCAAAACAAATGGAAAGCTGCACAGTCATATGCTAAGGATAGGGGCTGGGACTTCCAGATCTGGACAGAACATACTCTTGAAAAAATGGGCATCAATCCCAAACAAATTAAACCTTTAAAACCACTCAAACCTTATAAGAAGAAGACTAAAAAATGACAGTGATTACCACAAAACCAACCGGTACTTTTATTCATATTCCTAAAAATGCAGGTGTTGCTATTAGTCAGTGGCTAACACACAATGTTAATGGCGCATATCTTTTTAAGCAACAACATGGTGGAAAGCATGCAGCACAGAAAAGAATCAAAAAGTGGATGGATGCTGACCAAAGACAGATGGATATGGGATTTACTTTTTGTGTAGTAAGAAATCCATGGGCAAGAGTTGTGAGTGCATATCATTATTATGTGCGCAGAAATCAAACAAGTGGTGGTCAACATGGAATTGATCCACTTAAAACTTCATGGGAAGAATTTGCTAACAGAGAATGGGAACACGGTAAGTGGGGTTGTGTTCATAAACAACAAGTAACATATTATGATAAAGTAGATTATATCTTAAGATTTGAGAACTTAGACAAAGACTTTCTTAAGATCCAGGACATGTACAATTGTTATAAACCATTGTTCCCTGCTAATCAATCAAAGCATAAAGACTATCGCAAATACTATACAAACCCACGCTGGATCGATGATGTGGGTCAACACTATAAGGACGATATTAAAGAGTTCGGATATTCCTTTGAATAGTTATAAATAGTGTCATGAGTAACTTATTTAACAACTTAGAGTTAGAGGCTTTCAGAGCCGGTATTACGCCTAGAACACGACAATCGCGTGAGTGGTTTCGTAAACGCGTTTCTAGTATGCGTGGTATTAATCGTAACGCTTTGATGAGAGAAGAGCCTGTAGAGCTTGATAACGATAGCGTTGTAGGTAACATGTACATGTTCTTCTACGATCCTAAACTAAAGAAGGAACTGCCATACTATGATAGCTTTCCACTAGTGATTGTAATTGGGCCAGCAGAGGGTGGTTTTCTTGGATTGAATTTACACTATCTACCACCATTACTACGTGCTAAGTTTTTAGATGCATTATTAGATTATACAAACAATAAGAGATATGATAAATCTACTAGATTTCGTTTATCATACAACTTGCTCAAGAGAGCTGCAAAGATGAAGTACTTTAAACCATGTGTCAAACATTATTTAAATGAGCATGTGAGAAGTAGATTTGCAAAGGTTCCGGCACCTGAATGGGAGATCGCTACATTCCTGCCGACCGCTGACTTCCAGAAATCTAGTAGAAACAAAGTTTATAGCGATTCTAGGAGAATGATCTGATGCTTGGTGTTGATGATTTTAAGAGTTTAGTCACTTCAAAGGGTGGTCTTGCTAGATCAAATCTATTTGTAGTAGAGTTACCCGGTATCTCACCATATGCTACAATGTCAGAACTCAATCTATTATGTAAGGATGTTGTTCTACCTGGTAGACAGATTACGACACGCGAAAGAACCATTGGGTTAACTACACGTAAAATGGCTTATGGTTATCTTGTTGATGATGTATCAATGACATTTCATGTGATGAATGACTATGGTGTCAAAGAGTATTTTGAAGCGTGGCAGAATAAAGCTGTAGACCAAAATACATATGAGGTTGGTTACAAATCTGATTACGCACAGTCTGTAAAGATTAGCCAGATTAAAAAGGGAAGTGGTATAGGAGTAGCTACTACTAACCAACTAGCGACAGATGAAGTAGTCTACTCTTGTGTATTAGAGGAAGCTTTTCCCACTACACTCAATGCTATACAATTAAATAATGAATTAGATGGGATTTTAGAACTGAATGTGCAGTTATCTTATACAAACTGGAGATCTGCTGTCACTAGTGAAGAATCACTCAATTCAATTTTAACTCTTAACGGGGCACAAGTATTACAAACAGGCACATAATTTTAAGGATGAAATGAATGGCACTACCTAAATTAAATGATGTACCAAAGTATGACGTCATTATACCTTCTACAAAACAAGAGATTAGATTCAGGCCTTTTTTGGTAAAGGAACAAAAAATTCTTCTGATGGCTT